TCAATATTTAAAGAAAAATTTCTTTATATTTTCATCAATTAAATCCAATGTTTCGTCAGAAAATCTAATACCATGTAAAACATCTCTAGTTGTTTTGGGGTCATATATTCGTATCTTACTAATAGTTGTAATTTGATTTATCATACAGATACTACCAGTTTTCATTTTTCTTATTTCATCTAATGTTTTCTCGACATCTTTTTTGTGGTGACTAAACTCTTCAAAAGTACGTTTTATATCTTTATAATTTTGTGGATTTGTTTTATATGCACCATCAATTTTTTCTATGCAAGAGTTACACCTGTCAATTTCTGATTGACACTTTTTGTTCAGCATTTGAAAAAGTTCATCACCTAAATTTAGTTCTCCTGGTCTAAATCCTTTGTTTGAGTTTCCAGAAGAGTCTATAGATGTTAAAGGTGCTACAGTTATGACTGGTGATGCCTGTGAGTTATTCTTTTCTAACACAACAGCATAGTGTAAACCACCTTGTTCGCTTCCAATATTAAAACCTAGGTTCACCTTGATTACATCGCCCTTCTTATACCTCTTATTTTTAGTAGGTTTGAATTTATCTTCAAAATCAATCATTCTAGTAAAATCGTGCATCCAATAAGATATAAGTTCAGCTTTTTTGGGATGAATAGCAATTAAATCGTGAAGATATTTATCGATTTTGGACACAGCTTTGTTTATGTGGTCTTCTAAGTCTTTTCCAATTTTCTTTGATTTCATTTATACCTCCGTGAATATATTTAAAATTAAAGAGTTTCAAGTTTTTTTAAGGGTTCTTTCATTTTTTGGTAACATAAATGTGTTGCATTACAATCGCTAATACTTCTGTGATTTGGTTCGGGTATTTTATAATGATGACAGATGTCTATTAACCTATGTCTCTTAATCTTCAAAAGTTTTCTAGCGAGTGGCAAGGTGTCAATATATTTATTTCTTATTGGGAGTTGGTTACGGATGAATTCCAAATCAAATTCTATATTGTGTCCGATTAGAACATCTTTACCTAGGAAATCTTTGAAATCCCATATCACATCTTCGACAAAAGGTTCATCAATTAACATTCTCTTAGTTAACCCATTCACTTTTGTTGCTTCTTTGGATATTGACTTACGTGGTCTTATAAGTTGCTCATATTCAGCGACTACAATGTTATCTCTAACTCGTACAGCTCCTAATTCCAGAATCTCGTTTTTTTCAGGATTTAGTCCAGATGTTTCAATATCTATTACTGTGTAGTCGTTTTTTAGGTTTTCATATATGTATTTATTTAATTTCTTATCTTTTCTGTTTTTTATAAACTTACTGAGAAACATAAAAGCCTCCTTTTTAATCTAAATTCACAATATACTTACAAAACAGCTTTTATTATTGTAAGTATTAAATTTATGACAGTTAATATCAAAGTAGCAACAAGAATTTTATATGTCTTATCTCTATCCATTTTTTCACCTCCTAAATATAATAATCATTTATTATTCAATATCCAACTTGCATCATACCCCATTATATCTTTTATTTCTTTAATATTAACGGCATTAAACGAGCCGTTGTATTTATTTACACATTTTTCAAGTTTTCTCATAAATCGTCTATAGTCATTTTTAGGTATAAACAACTTAAGTATTACAACTGCAGAAAACACAGATTTATTTTTTAATTTTGGATAGCTTAAGGTTTTAACTAGAGCTCTTTCTTTAAACTTACACCTATAGTTATATAATCTTTCATCGTGTGCACATACATTTCTAAGCATTACGGCCATACCTAAACACTCATCAAGCATTTCAGGCGATATATGTACCTTTTCTTTATAATTATTATAGTAATGTTTTGATGCTTCTTTAGCAACATTCAGCCTAACAGTAGCATTACAAACCTTATATAATTTTGAAATGTTACCGAATGTTAAATAGTTTGACAAAACCCATAGAGGGCAGTGCTGGTATTTCTCTATATAATAAGTAACTGCATTATTTTTCTGTTTTGAAATTTTATTAGATAGAGTCGCAATAGTCAACAAAATATCTTTCGTTTTTGTTGTGTCAGAAGTATAGTTCTCAAAGGCTAAATAAGAGTTCTTTTCCGGAAAAGATTGGTGAAAGTAATATGCTATTGCAGTTTTCATAAAACTTTCAAATCGTATTAATTCAGGTAAAAGTATATTTCTTAAATCTCTATCGAGGTTGAAAAGTTCAAAAATCTCAAATATATTGGCATCATCTTTGTATTTGTCGTCATTTGATTTATTTGTTTTATCTAGAAATAATTCTTTATACCCATTTATAACACAATAATAGTTTTCTCTTTCTAAAAATCTTTTAGCTTTAGATCCATCCTTTATGACTAAATTTCTTCCACGAAGTTTTTTTAGCATTTGATTCGTAGTTTTAAAAGGTTTTTCGTTTGTCATTCTTTTCCTCCATAAAAAATGCCTAACCCCGCATAAGGATTAGGCTTAATCTGTTAAAACTTCCCTGTTCCCACGTAAGGAACAAGGTTAATCTGTAAATTAATTATAATCCTTGCAACAATGAAAGTCAATAAAAAATAAAAAATTGACATATTGAATTCTTCCCTAGTCTAAATTTACTATATATTTAACAACTTTACCAATAAGTTTTAAATTTGATGAATTTTCATATTTAACCTCTATAGCTGTAAATGTATCATCTGTACTATCAGGTTTAAATAAAAATCTTTCGTTGGCAATATCATTCACATATCTTTTGACGCTGTAAGAGCCGTTTTCAGAGAATACAACTATATCTCTATCACTTATATCAGTTACTTTTGTCTTATATGTATCTACAACGATATAAGAGCCGTCAGGTATGACATTGTTCATGCTCTCACCATTTACTTTTAGTAGTATAATTCCTTTTCTGCCTGCGTATTTACCCATGATTTCATCTGCTATGGTGACAATGTCGTACGTATCAATTGCTTCTATATCTTCAAGGCAACCAGCTGAGATACTGACAGGGAACATCCTGTATTCGTTGTGATTGTTGCCTGTATTTATTTCATCTATATCAAAAGCCATCAGCCATTTTGGATCTACATTAAAAATTAGTGATAATTGTTTAATTGTACTTCTTTTCATATTTTCGACAAGCCCAGATTCATACTTATTAACTGCAGCTCTTTGAGTTCCTATCATTTTGCCTAATTCCTCTTGCGTTAGTCCTAATTCCAATCTTTTTTCTTTAATTCTTTTAGCCATTACCTCTGTTGAACTATGCAAATAAATCACCACCATTCTAAATTGTATCTTTATTTTAACATTTACTTTAATAGATTTCAATATAATTTTAAAAAATCTAAAAAAAAGATACAAAGACTATTGACTTATATAATTCTGCGTGTTAGAATTTAAGTATCTTAAAAAGATACAAAATGCAGAAAAAAGAAAGGTGGTGACACAATGAATAAAGCTAAACTAAAATCAGTAATGGCTCTGATGGGATTTACCCAAAGTCAACTTGCAGAAAAGCTTGGAATTTCAGAACAAAGGCTATCTGCTAAGATAAATGGCAAATGTGGGGCAGAATTTAATCAGGGAGAAATATCAAAAATTAAAAGAATATTTGAATTATCAAGTGAAGATATAGATAATATTTTTTTTGATGACTTAGTATCTTAAATAGATACAAACTAAGGAGGTGAGAGGAATGCATGAATCTATTTTAAAAGAACTATCACAGGTAAATTTGGATAGTTCTTCAGGAGCAACGTTACTCATTAAAAGAAGGGATGGAATTTTAAGTAAAAAATATATGTACTCTATCACGGCAATGTTAAACCATGCTATTTTAAAAGAGTTTATAGAGATGTCAGTTGAACTATCTACTGAAAAAATAGAAGCTATTCTGTTGGTAATTCACTGTTCATATCAAGGCGAACCAACTCATGATATTCTTTTAAGGTCAGGTCAACCTTATAAGTCTTACGAGGTGTTGATATAAAAAGTTTGTGGGATTTTCTATTTATATGAGAATCAAAAGGTATTTTAAAGCAATGAGATTTAGTGTCGTATGGCTCGATTCTAAGAGGTAATGTTGCATCACTCAAAGGTTCTATTGAATAGGAGAGGGCTTCATGAGGCGTTTTAAAATAGCTAATAAATTTTGAATTTGGTATTTCAGGAACAGTATATTTCAATTCATTGTAATGTCCACCATTTAGAAAACGTTCATTGAGATAGACTTCATCAATGGTGATAGGCAGTGATGATACATTACTTATTTTTACTGAAATTAAAGCAAAATACTCTGATTCAAAATTAGTTATTGAAAAATCCTTAGCTTTGCAGTAGTAAGAATTGGATAGAATTTCAAATTTCATTCTGGATTGTGAGGAACGATAATTTAAGTAATGTATAGTAAGTGAAACTAAAGAAAGTATTAAACCTATAGTTGATATAAAAGTAGTTAACGAAAAATTATTGTACATATTAACCTCCTAAAATAGTCTTTTATAAGATTATATCACGCAGGGAGGTAATAGTTAAGGGGGTGAGAGGATGACAGCGATAGCAATTTTAGCATTACTAGCAACTAATATATACGCAGTATCAAAATGGGTGTATTGGTCTAGAGGTTTCATTGGTGCTTTCTGTATATACCAAGAAAAATACGGCAAGCTAAGTGATGATGAGCTAAGAAGATTAATGAAAAAAGCCGTTGACTGTGGCATTAAAAACACAATCAACAGTAAGGGGGTGAGATAAATGAGAAAATACGTTAGACAATTTCCGGGAATGCTTACTTTTACACAAGCAGTAATTACAGACGAGTCTGTAGCAGTAAACCAAGGGTTTTTGACTAAAATCATAACTGAAAGGGAGCTACTTATAGCTATTGTTAATGATTTTTTGAATGATGACCGAGTGCCAGAAGAAGTAATAAGAGAAATTGCATCTTGGGCGGATAAAAGAGTAATGGATATAAAAGAAAAACCCTACTTTTGGGTAGGGCTTTAGAAATTATGCATTACTTTTTTGGATACTATTTTTACCACTTTTAAATATTGGACATTCTGAATCAAGATTGCAAATATTAGAATGTTCACAGTCGAAAGAAATGACTTTTTTGCCAGAAGTAAGACTTCTTGGAATTGGAATTTCGACATAAAAAATAGTAATGGTATGCTTTTTATCCATAACAGGGCAATCCCCACTATGAAATGAAGGAATATTCATTTTCATAAACAGTACCTCCTTTCTATAGATTTCAGTACTGCAATACTGATAATTAGATTATAGCATAGGGGAATATAAAAACAAAACTAAGGGGGTGAGATGAATGAAAGATTTAATAGCGATTTATTATGAAAATGAAAAAGAGCTTGCTGATGAGTTAGTATGCGAAGAACTAAAATCTGAAATCAACAAGCTCACACCTAAGGAATTAACGAATAACTTGGTAAAAGTATTATTCATTCCTGAGACTGAAAGATATCAAGGTATTTTAAGTTTTGACGCTCGCAATAATCCATAGCTTTGTAGGTCAACTTAAATTCAAAAAAGTGCTATAACATCAGCTCTTTTTGTAATCTAATCAGAAGGTTAGGTGAAAATAAAAAACCACCCATGAGGGTGGAAAGATTTACTTACAGTTTTCAATGTGACTTTCGATGTATTTCAACACGAAAAACACACTAAATACTATAAACGAAATCAGAAAATCATGATCTGGGTGATATGAAATCAATGTTGACTCAACACACCAAGATACAAGAAATTCTAATACATCAATAGTATACGTCCCGATGAAATCGAAAACGCTGTAAGTAATCTTTTTTAAGAATTGAGGTGGACCTCTAGTATTTATAGATTCTTTGAACTCTTGTGGCTTGAATGGCTCATCAGTAGATGGAGTGAAAGAAGGCTTTGCTATAACTGGTTTGTTATAAAGCTTCAGATACTCAGTGTATATACGTCGAAGCATTTCAAGTTCTTTAAGAAAAGGCTGGATATACTTGTATATCTCTCTGATATTACGAACTTCACTAGGAAATTTATTCAACTCTCTTATTTGAGTTTGGTGGGCTCTTAGAAAGTTGATCTGATCCATTAGATGTTTGTTATTGAGTATATCACGCAAGGATCTATAACTACTAAATAGGTCATCATAGGTATGACTAATGATGTCACCTCCTCTCTGATTAGATTTCAACAGGAGCTGATAACTAGATTATAGCATAGAGAACATAAAAAATTAGGAAAGGTTGAAGATATGGAAAAATTAATTATTAAATCAGAAAAAAAGCCTTGGCAACAGAAAAAGCCATGTGTAGGTGTAAGTGAGGATGTATACAATAGGCTAAAAGAATTGTCTGAAGAAACAGGAAAGAGTATGACTGTACTCGCAAATATGATATTTGAATTTGGATTTAAAAATATTTGCATTGTGGAGGAATAGATATGAGTGATCAATATTTAAGAGTTAAGGACATTGAAAAGATTTTAGATAGGTCTGAGTCACATGCTTATGGTGTGATACGGAAGTTGAACGCTGAGCTAAAAAGTAAGGGCTACCATACAGAAAGTGGCAGGGTGCCAAGGAAGTATTTCTACGAGAGATACGGATTGGAATGTCAGTAAGAATAGAAGGGAGATACAGAGATATGAATAATGTACAGGTTTTTAATAATTTAGAGTTCGGGGATGTAAGAACTGCAAAAATAGGTAATAAGCATTGGTTTATGTTAAATGACATATGTAGAGTTTTAGAGATAGGAAATTCAAGACAAGCAAGAACTAGATTAAATCAAGATGGGGTCATTACTAATGACGTCATAGATTCTTTAGGAAGAACGCAGCAATCAACGTTTATAAATGAATCAAATTTATACAAGCTAATCTTCCAATCTCGTAAGCCACAGGCAGAAAAGTTCTCGGATTGGGTGACTGGTGAAGTTTTGCCTACATTGAGGAAGCAAGGCACTTACAGCATGCCAGCCATGAGCAAGGAATTGCAGGCTATATTGATGGTCGATAACAAGACTGAAGAATTAAGAGAAGATTTTCAAGACTTTAAGGATAACGCACCGCTTTTCAATATTGAATGTGACAAACTGACTAAGGCGGTCAGGAAGAAAGTGATCAAGCTGATAGGATATAAGTCACCGGCTTATAGAGACAAGTCACTAAGGGCAAAGGTATTTAGTGATTTACAGATACAGATCAAGAGAGAATTTGACATAGATAGCTACAAGGCTATCAAGAGAAAAGATTTTGATATTGCACTTGAAATAATTGAAAGCTACAGACTGCCTATGGCTCTTGAAAATTCTGTTCACGAGTTAAATATCGGAGGTGGCTATTGTGAGTTGGGATAGGTTTGCCTGGAATATCACAGGAGCTTGCTACTATGCAGTATTGATTGCTTGGGAGTACATCAAGATGTGGTGGATTAAGTGGCAGAATATTTAAGATTAAGAGAGGAGAAGTAAGAATGGTTAGACTGGATGATTTTGACAAGGTAAGAAAGTATGTAAAAAAGTGGGCAAAAGAAAATGGAATAGAGGTAGCTTATATAAGTGTCGATGATGAAGAACTTAATTTTTATGAAGAAAACAGAGACTGTACAACAACACTAATATGTACTTATTGGATAAAGGATTTAGAATTGGAGTTAGATCACGGAGATACAACAGTCTATATAGGTGATATATAGGTGATATGTAAAAGAGGAATTTAACAATGGTCGTATACATGAATTAAAAAGCCGACCCTAAGGCCGACTAAACAAAAAAATCAAATTAATTATAACATGTACAGGAGGATTATGCAATGAAAAAGACAGATGTAATAAATTTTATAAAATCAGAAAAAGCAAATGCTTCATATAGCATTTACGAAGAATATAAAGTCAAGAAGGAAGTTGCAGAAAAAAATCTGTTTAAGAGGACAGGGCTTGATGAACTTATTGAAGAAATACAGCCACTTATGAATAGAGTATATAAAATCTACTCTAAATTTAAAGAGCAGGAAGAGATAAAGCAAATCAGCTACTGTACTGATGCCTTAGAAAATCAGCTTAAATATTTTAGTACAAAAGAAAATGCAAAAGAACATATTATATATCAATATGCAGTATACAAATCACCAGAAATTTTTAAGCTAGAAGATAAAGAGAATAAAATATCAATAAAAACAATGCATGAATACGAAAGTTTGATTTTGAATATAAAACGGGTTTGCAAAAATGGAAAAGAAGCTGAGGCATATGTCAGAAATTTAGGTTTTGACATAGATCAATACAATATAAAGAATGAATGCACTGCCTTGATGAAACCTATTGATATAAGCTTACTAAGATTAAATAAGTAGGTGATATTATGAGTGACAATAAAAAATACTACTATCTGAAATTAAAGGAAAACTTTTTTGAGTCAGACGAAATAATATATCTTGAAAGTCTGCCTGATGGACATAAGTACTCAAATATACTACTCAAATTATACCTACGCAGCCTCAAAAATAGTGGCAAGTTGATGATGAATGATGTCATTCCATATAGTCCAGAAATGCTTGCTACTGTTACAAGACATAGCGTAGGTGATGTAAAACAAGCGATTGTACACTTCATGAATCTTGGACTCATAGAGCAACTGGAATCGGGTGCTATGTATATGCTTCAAATTCAGAATTTTATAGGTAGGTCAAGTACTGAGGGAGATAGGAAGAGAGAGTATAGACAGAAGATTAATCAAGAGAAGTTAAAAGGACAAGTATCGGGACATTTGTCCGACATTCGTCCACCAGAGATAGAGATAGAGATAGAGTTAGAGAAAGATATAAATTTAAAGGAAAAGGGGAAAAATAAACCTGTTGATAATGTGGATAATGTTGATAAGTCAAAAAAAGAGGAAGTTGCAAATAGCACTGACTATATAAAGTTATTAAAGTCTAATAATCTGAGCGAAGAAAATATAAAAAAGATATTATCACTAGACATCTACAAGAAAGGGGTTGACTATCTAAAAGAAAAGATAGACACGACATTAGTTAAAGGTGATTTAAACGCAAATATAGGCTACTTGCTAGGGGCATTAAAAAATGATTGGAAGGTGCAAGCTAAGAAACAGGATAAGATCAATCTTCCTAAGACTAGGTTTCATAATTTCAAGAGTGCTACCTACACGGAAGAGCAGTTAAGGAAGGCAGCAGGGCTACCTGCTAGGAAGGCTAGGTGATTATGCTTGATGGAGATTACACAGCTAAGGACAGATGTAAGTTTTGTGATAGCTGTCTTGTTGTGATTAAGATAACTGATAAAGGATACCTAGTTCAATGCGAAAAATGCGGGGTAATATCTGAAACTAGATACGCTTATAAAAATAATTCTAAGCCATCAAGAATGGCTAAAGTTAGAAAATTAAAAAAGAAATATTATGATATGGAGGTGGATTATGAAAATTACTAATTTGAGAGTGGCGAAAGATGGAAAGTTAGAAAAAATAATGACCATATACTGCGAGAGAAATGCTGCACTACTTAAAAGTGGCGCAGTCGTAAATTTGGATAAAGCAAGATTGATTAGGCCTACTGGGTTAGTAGATAAGAACGGGCAAGAAATTTTCGAAGGTTCTATACTTGCATTTGAAGATTCAGTATATAACGCAAACATGGATGATTTTTATGAAGACACAAATACTGCTGTGGTCGCATATATCGACAATAGATTTACGCTAGTTAATTTTGCTAAAGAAGGTTTGGTTAAGCAATTGATAAGTGAATCGAACACCATTTTAGTGAATACGCTACAAAGGTCTGTGATAGTGGGGCACTGTAATGAACGCTAGAGTGGATGCACCTTGCAAGATGTGCGAGAATCGAAATGTGGGTTGTCATTCTAAGTGTAAGTCTTATGCAGAGTATAGAGATTTAAAAGAGGAGCTCTACAAGAAAAGGCAAGTTAGTATAGATATACAAAGTTATGTACATGATGAGTTGTCTAAGAATATTTATAAGAGTAGGAGGAAGAAACATGGATTTTAAGAAAAATTATAAAATAATCAATAGCATATTCATAGCGTTTACGATAATGTTGGTGTTTATACTTGGATTTGGAACTGGTTATTCAATGCATAAAGAGCATTGTAGGGAGTACCTAGGTGTTGTACTGGAAAAGGAATATCTACCTGAGGAGATCGTGGAAGAGAATGGGAAAATGGAGAGATATGATGAGCAGTATAATTTGATACTTAGAGATAATTCGGATGAGCGTATATGTATATCGGTTGATAAAGATAAGTTTAAGCAGATTGAAGTTGGGAACTTGGTGAGGAGATAGTCATGAAAAAAGTATTTACATATCCTATTGTTGCGAGAGAAGTTGAAAAAGATTGGATTATTTATATACCGGATTTTGAAATGTTTGGCGGAGTGACTCAAGCTAAGAGAACTAGGGATATTAGGAAAATGGCGGCTGATTATATAGAGGTTGCTATAAAAGAATTGCATGAGAGTTGCGAAAGTATTCCTAAAGCATCGAAAATTAAAGATGTGAAAAGGGATGATTCGACTGATTACAGGATGTATGTAAGCGTTGAGATAGATTTATAAGGGCGGGCAAAGGAGAATATTAGAAGAATTATTTCAGGAGGGTGAAGATGAACAATGTAGTATTGGTAGGAAGATTGACTAAGAATCCGGAGTTAAGGTATATACCTGGTTCTGGCACACCGGTAACAACATTCACGTTGGCCATTGATAGAGATTATAAGAATAGGGACGGGTCAACAACAACTGACTTTATTCCTTGCGAGATAATGGGAAAGCCAGCTGAGTATACAGCTAACTATGTTGGCAAGGGCAGACTGGTGGCTGTACAAGGTAGTATTAGAGTCGATAAATATGTGGCTGATGACGGAAATAATAGATCATTTACGAAGGTCGCTGCTAGAAATATTCAATCGCTGGAGTCTGCTAAGAAGTCTGGTGTCCAAGGTGAGAATTTTGAGGGACCAAAGTTTGAGCCGAGCAATGTAGTTAGTCCTAGTGAGTTTGATGTGGTTAATGATGGTGACGTGCCATTTTAGGAGGTATAGATATGAGCAGTAGCATAATTTCAGCAATAGAGGATCTAATAGACGTAATGTGGGTAAAGTATGTAATACACCATATGTGCAGATGGGTCTTTGTTCTGTGAGGAGGAAATAGATGGAGAGTGGAGAATTGACAGCATTCTATCAGCTATTCGGAGAACTGGTAGAATTTATAGGGGATGACAGGTGGAACGACTATGTCAGATATAAGAGAATTACAGAAGGTTACTAAGGAGGGGAGTAGATGACGGCTAAAGAATATTTGTCAAGAAAGTATAATCTTGATAAATTAATTGAATCAATGGAATATCAGTTACTTGAATTAGAAACTATGATTCATGGTGGTGCTATCAATTATGGCGATAAAATACAGACAAGTGGCAGGTCATCTACTGAAGGACTTATGTGTAAGGCTGTAGACTTGAAAAGTCAAATCAATGATAGGATTAAAGAGAAGTTACTAGTTATTGAGGAAATTATGATTACAATAAGTAGGGTAGGGGATAATACATTAGAGTATATTTTGTTGGAAAGATATGTGCACTACAAGGAGTGGGAAAAGATTGCGATTGAACTTGGATATAATATTAGACATATATATAAATTGCATAGGGAGTCATTAGAGAAAATTCAGAAAATAATTGATGAAAACATTGTATAGGTGTTGAATAAAACATTTTCCTTTGGTATAGTTGAAATAGAATACATTAAAGGAGAATAATTAATATGGATGATATTTTGAAAATTAAATTTGAGGGTGAAAATGATATTAGTATTGATGACTTAGCAATATTTTTAAAATACACATCTAAATTCCTAAATAATTTAAGAGGTAATTTGGACATGGATAAATCTGTTACGTTAAATACAAAAATAGTAGCCTTTGAAAAAGGTAGTTTTACGATCGATATAAGTCCAATATTAGAGTTTGTATGTTGTTCAGCGCCACTTATACCTACAATTATAAGTTCCACTAAAGAATTCATTGATGTTGTAATGTTTGTTATAGAAAGTAAAAAATTTTTAAAAGGTAAGGAGTATAGGGAAATGTATGGTAACACAATTATAAATCATTATGGAAATTCTATTACCGTTAACGATTCTACTATTAACATATATAGCGGTAATAATGGTATTTTTGAAAGTTTGGATAAAATGATTAATAGCGCACCGCAAGATAGAGCTATTGAAATTAGTTCCCATAATTGTAATGATATAAAAAAAGTAAGGATTTTACCAGAGGATCGAATATATTTTAAAAATAAAAAAGATAATGAATATAGAATAAGTTATTCAAGAATAACGTTAACAGTTAAAAAACCAGACTTGGAAATGAAATCTAAATGGTTAGTATGGTACGATAAACAAATAATGGTTGATATACTAGATGTAGATTTTACAGACAAAGTGAGAAATGGAGAGGTAAACTTTGTAAATGGAACTCTCATGGACGTGGTTTTACAAATAAAAGCACCCATAAAGGATGATGGAAGTGTTAAACCGGAGTATAATATTATAAAAGTTCATAAAATATGGCACTAAATGGCAGTTGAGTATGTGGTATTATAGTATTGTGGAAGTAGTGATAAAAGACATTATTCCTCCTGTACATTTATTTAAGTAGCGAGCTAGGGATACGTGAGAGCGTATCCTTTTTGCTTGCGTGAAAGTGAGGTGATGATATGTGAACTATGTAGAACCAATACGAGATACGAATAAGCTTGAAGACATATTAATGTATCTTGAGAAGACTAACGAAAGAAATTATATACTATTCAATCTAGGCTTGTACACTGGTCTACGAATATCAGACATACTCAGACTACAGGTCAAACATGTTAGAGGTAAGTCTAATATAAGATTGAAGGAGAAGAAGACTGGTAAGTACAAGGACATCAAGATAAATAAACGGTTGAAGAAAGTACTTGATAAATATATCGAAGGCAAAGAAGATTATCAGTACTTGATATACAGTAAGAAAGATGGAGTTGAGCCAATGACTAGACAACATGCATGGAAGATAATCAAAGAGACTTGCATGATGTTTGGTGTTGAGCATACAGGTACACATAGCTTGCGTAAGACATTTGGATATCATTACTATCTCAAGACTAAGAATATAGCAGTACTACAGAATATATTTAATCATAGTGAGCCAAGCGTTACACTAAGATACATAGGAATTAATCAGGACACGTTGAGTGATGCTTATGATTCAATGTGTTACTTTTAATTTATAAGCAACAAGTTACATAATGAGCTGGTGTAATATTTATAGTCAATGTATATACAGTCAAGATGGTTGGAAGTTATAGAAAATCAAAGACCACAGGCTGATAAGTGAAAGTTAGAATATATATTACAGAATAGCAGATATGTAACATTTGAAAGAGGGGGGAGGTGTCCTACCTAAAGGGGGTGGTATGATGTTAACTAAACTTTGTAGGTGCGGGGCTAAGGTCCCAGTTGGAGAAGTCTGTAAGGTGTGTGGATATGATAGACACAAAGCATATGACAAGCAGGTAAGAGACGAGAAGACCAAGAAGTTTTACAAGTCTACTCAATGGACTAGCTTGGCCAAGCAGACTAGATATAGATACCATAACCTTGATGTATATCAACTATACAAGTACAACAGGTTAGTTCCATCTGAGATGGTGCATCACATCATACCAGTCAGAGATGATTGGAGTAAGAGATTAGATCCTGACTACTTAATACCTCTTAGCAATCAGTCACACGCTGAGATCGAGAGAGAATACGATAAAGGACATGAGTTTAAAGAGGCAAAGGCTAAGGAACTCCTAAGTTTTTTAGAAAAGTTTAGGGAGGGGTACTAAAAAAAGTTTGAAAAAACTTTTTCTAGGACCGCGGGGGACTTTTCTCGCGGGAAAATGCCAGAAAGTTCAAAAATAATTTTAAAAATCTGAACCGATATAAACCTCAATATGGTATAATGGTGGTAATTACTATATTAATACGGAGGAATTTATGGGCAAGGTTATTTCGGTTATAAATATGAAAGGTGGAGTTGGAAAAACAACGCTAAGTATAGGAATAAGTGACTATATATCAGATATAGGGAAAAAAGTTTTAATAATAGATGCTGATCCACAGTTTAACGCAACACAAGCACTATTAGATACATATAAGAGTAAAGATAAAGACGATGTAAATGGAAATTTTTATACTACATATGTTCAAGCTAAAGAAAAAACTATTTTCAGACTTTTTGAAATGGATAGAAATATAAGAGATAAGTTTGAAATGCCTAGTTCAGATGATATAATAATATCTTTAAAAGATAATTTAGATATATTATGTGGTGATTTGAGTTTGGTTTTAGCAAATTCTATAAGTAATCATCAATATGTCAATAGGATAAAAAAGTTTATTAGAGATAATAAAATTAGAGAAAAGTATGATTATATATTTATAGATTGTCCACCCACACTAACAATTTATACAGATAGTGCACTCATGGCATCTGATTATTATTTAATACCAAATAAGATTGATAGATATTCTATAGTTGGTATTAATTCATTACAAAGAGCGATTGATAATTTAGTAAGTCAAGAAGATATTCAGTTAAAATGCTTAGGGCTGGTATATACTATGGTTGATAAAAACAATTCTGTTAAGCAAAACCAAATAAAAGTTGATTTTGAAAGTAAAGATATTGTTAATGATATATGCATTTTTACATCTGTAACAACTATAGTAAATGACATACAAAGAGGTAAACGAGGTCCTTTGCCGACTAAGTATAAAGCTTCAAGGGAAGATATTGAATCGATAAGCATGGAACTTATTAAAAAATTAGAGAATGATGAGGATTAAGGCATGTATTCTAGTTTGGTAATATTTAGAAATGAATTAAAAAGTAAAAATGTGCAAAAGTATAAAATAATAGGTATAATATCTGAAATTATTTTATCAAAAAAACTATTTGTTAAAAATAGCGAAATAGATGAATTTGTATATGAAATCTTAGGAGTGTCTTTTAAAGATTATGTATATAAGTCTAGAACAATGGTTGTCGCAAAAATCACTAGAATTATATATAATTCAGATGAGATGCATAAGTTTCAAAAAAGTACATATGTGTATGTTAGTAAAAAAATAGAAGAATATAAGGAGCTAAACAATAAAGGTAATGGGAATTCATTTGATGGGTGGATTTAGAAATGAGCGACATACTTTTAAAACAAGAATTGGAAAAGATTAAAAGAAATGTAAATAATTTTGTTGATTATATATGCATGCAATTAAAAAATGATTCAATTGAAATTGAACAAAGTGATAAAGATTGTATTCGATTTATAGCCAAGCAGATTATTTTTATGAAAAATGTTAAATTAGATAGTGAATTTGATATATATAGAATGAGTTTGATATCAGATTTATACTTTTTTATGGATAGTATATTAAAAAATCAACTGAGATATATATATTTAAATAAACGCTCCATAATAGAAAACTATATAAGGATTATTAAAAAAATAGAAGATGGAAGAGTTACGGTAAGCGTATTTGAGGAAATGAATAGTAATGCATATAGTGAATATAGTGATTACTTATCGCAAGGGTACTATATGTTTTTAAAGGGTGAATATTCAGAAACCTGTGAATATATTCATGGGGGCAAGAAATGGCAAGCTGATTTAGTGGAGGAGTACTTATCTTGCTGTAAAGTTTATAGTAAAGTTGGATATGTTTTAAATAATAAAGAAAGTTTTTATAAAAATTTTTACAAAATTGTTAGATTGTTAAATATGATAACCTTTATTGAACATTATGACAATATAATATCGTGTTTCCATAGAAAAACAGGTGTTGTACAGTATTTGCAAGGTGATAAATATTGTTTATTATACGATAAGATAAAAAATGAGAGCTGAAAGGCTCTTTTTTTGTGTAGAGATTTATGAAAGGAGGGATTGAAATGACTAAGACTGGTAGGCCACCTAAGTTATCGGTGGTGTCTAGTGGAAAGATAGGCAAGGAGAAGAAGCTGCAAAGGGAAATTGCTGAGTCTAAATTGAAAGTGGCTAGGGATTTGAGAGTACCTACTTGGTTGTCTAAGGAGGGTAAGAAGGAGTTTAAAAGGATAGTCAAGGAGTCTGGGCCATTGGAGCTAATTGACAACATGGACTTGTCTGTGCTTGCGATATATTGTGATTCCTATGCTACATACATTGATATTACTAATAAATTAAAGGGGGCTAGTATAACTAATATAGATGATGATGCCAATCTTATAGTAAATGAATGTGCTAAGGACTTAATAAAGCTAAGAAAAATACAGGTTGATACAATTATGCAGTGTTCATCTAAGTTAGGTCTTGCCACCTCGGATAGGTTGCGTCTCGTGATTCCAAAGACTGAGGAAAAAGAATCTAATCCTTTCTTGAAATATCTATGATAAAAAACTTTAAAAATGTTGAAATAGATAGAACTACTAGATATGCCATGAAAGTGGCCAATAGAGAAGTGTTAAAAGGCGAGACAGAAATACAATGTTGTCAAAGGCATCTAGATGATATTGAAAAGTCAAAAGGAGACTGGCCCTACTATTTTGATGTTGAAGAGGCAGAGAAGTATATAGATATAGCTAATGAATTGAAAATAGCTGAAGGTGAGGAAGAAATGCCATTAAAGACTAGGGGCTTTCAGGACTTCATAATTGGGTCACTACATGGTTGGAAAAAGAAGTCTAATGATGCACTCAGATATAGGGAAGGCTATATACAAATAGCTAGACAGAATGGTAAGTCCTTTTTGGCTGGTGTTGAGGGCAATGCGTGGGCAACATTTAGAGGATATAAGTTAGGTAAGATATACTGTGCAGCCACTAAGCAAGACCAGGCTAATATAGTCTGGGACGAGTTGGCCAAGTTTATCAGATCAGACAAATGGCTGGATAAGATGTATAAAATAAGGGAGCATGACAGGATAATCAAAAGTTATGTGACTGGTACTGAAATCAAGGCAATTGGGAGAGATACCAAGTCAGCTGATGGTTTTAGATCGGTGCTGTCTATAGTTGATGAATATCATGCACATCCTAATAGCAAGATGTATCAATTATTGCTTGATGGTCAGATAAATGTAAAGTCTGCATTGACCTTAATCATAACTACAGCTGGATTTACAATCGGTGGTGCTTGTCATAAGAAGTATCTACTATGCAAAAAGATACTTGAGGGTATAGTTACTAAAGATTCGCAGTTCATATATATCTGTGAGATGGATAAGGATGATGATATATGGGACCCAGTCAACTGGGCAAAGACAAGTCCTCTAAGGCTGTGGAATGAGGATGATACACTTGATGAGGAAATGATAGACAAGATAAGAGAGAAGTCTATCACGGCCAAGGAGACAGGTGGTAATGAGCTTGTAAACTTTTTAACCAAGGAATTAAATTGCTGGGTAACTAATGCAGGTGACCAGCTACTTGACAATAAAAAGCTGTTAAAGTGTAGATCTAAGAGGACCCTAGGAGATTTTAAGGGGAGAGAGTGCATACTGGGCATAGACTTGTCGAGTGGTGGCGATTTAACGAGTATAGCGCTGATTTTTCCACCTCTGAAAGGTGAAGATAAGGTATTTATCCACCATCATTCATTTATGCCTATTATGAGGCTGCAGGAGCATATAAAGACAGATGATGCACCATATCAGTTGTGGGCTGACCAAGGTTTATTAGACTTGACCACTGGCGGTGGTGGTTATAAGACTGACTATAGTTTTATAACGGCTTATCTAAGGAAAATCAAGGAAGAATACGGCATCAAATTTATAGATTGTGGCTATGACCCACACAATGCTGGTGCTTTTATCAGTGATTTAGAATTCTTAGGTTGTGACTTGACTGAGATAGTGCAGTCAGCAAGGTCACTATCTGATGCAACTATAGACTTTAAGTTGACAGTTGATGCACTAGGAATTGAATATAACAAGTTAGACGAGCTATTTAGCTGGTCTTGTTCTAATGCAGTTACAACAAAAAATAGTTTTGGTGAGACTAAGATAGAAAAAAATATAGCAACAGGTAGGATAGATCCTATAGATGCCGTGGTGGATGCATGGAAGTTATATGTAAACAGCAAGAATAACATTAAATACAATGCTGATGATGACTTCGACGAGTGGGAAGACATGATGAAGGCATTTAAAGATAAGAGTAAAAGTAAGTAGCAAGAGAACAGGGGGGAGATAATGAGAAAAAATCAAGGAAACACAGCTAATAATACTGTCAGCATAATAGGATTAATACAAGTTGGGTTAGTGCTGCTAAAAGTAACTGGAAAAAGTAAATTATCGTGGGTAATGACTTTTATACCACTATACATTGAATTAGCTATAGTCTTGATTGTTTTTTTAGTATTTTTTATAAAGTCATACAAGCTAAATGATCAGATTAGAAAATACAAAATAAAAAAGAATGAAATGCTAGATTAAGAATGCAGGTAGGTGATAATAAGATATGGGAATATTTGGAAGGTTTTTGAATAAAGAAACAGATAGCGAAAAAACTGTTAGCCTATCCGAAATCAATGAGTATTTTAGGCGAAAGGACGAAGGTGTTGGGAGTGACTTATCAGAGGTTACTTATTTTACTTGTCTAAAGGTACTGAGTGAATCTTTGGGTAAGCTGTCAATACACTTAAAAGATGGTGATGGTAACAAGGTCAAGGACAATGGGGTATTGGAGCTACTGGCCCTTAGACCCAATCCTTTTATGTCTAGTGTAACATTTAAAACCTTGATGGAGTTTAATCGTAATCATTATGGCAATGCGTATGCGTATCTCAGGTATGAGAGAGGCAAGTTGAAGAGTATAGTCCCTCTTAAACCACAAAATATGAGCATACTAGTAAATAACACTAGAGATATTACAGTGGATTTCAGTCATGTATATCAATATTCTGAAAGTGGAAAAGCATATTATTTTAAGCCCGGTGAGATATTGCATATGAAGGGTGGCTTGGCTATAGATGGGCTAGTAGGTAAATCTGTAAGGGAAACACTAGCAGGTACTCTATCAGGCTCTAAAGAGGCCCAGAGGTATCTTAATAATTTATATAAAAATGGATTAACGGCTAATGCTATCATAAAATATGTCGGGGATCTTAATAGAGACAAAAAGGAAAAGTTGGTCAAAGAAATTGCTGATTTTGCTAGTAATGATACCAACGAGAGGATAATTCCAATACCGCTTGGCATGGATCTAGTGCCTTTGGATTTGAAATTGACTGATAGTCAGTTCTATGAGTTAAAGAAGTATTCAGCACTACAGATAGCAAGTGCTATGGGTGTCAAGCCTAATCACTTGAACGACTATGAAAAGTCATCATACGCTAATTCAGAGGCACAGAACTTGACTTATTATGTTGACACTTTGTTATACATACTAACTCAATACGAGGAAGAATTTAATTATAAACTCTTGTCTAGTGACGAGAGGAAGAAGGGGCTACATTTTGAGTTTAACGTAGCTACGATATTGAGAGGTGATATAAAATCACAAGCTGAATTCTTGGCTAAGCTGACAACTGGGTCAGTCTACACAATAAACGAAGCAAGAAGCTATCTAGGAATGCCTAGGATTGATGAGGGTGACGTAGTAATGGTGAATGGATCATATGTAGACCTGTCTGACATTGGACTGGCTTATAAAAAAGATGATAGTGAAGGAGGTGAGAAAAGTGATAAGAGTACAGAATAATGCTGATAGCACTGATATCTATGTAGTAGGTGACATAGTTGATGACAGCTGGAAAGGTTGGTCATGGGGTGAAGATATGGATACATATCCATCTGATATCCGTGATATGCTATCTGAGGCTAACAACAAGACCGTCAATGTCTATATAAACTCAGGTGGTGGCGATTTGTTTGCTGGGATTGCAATAGCTAATATGTTAAAGAGACATAATGCCAGCACGAAGGCTATAATAGATGGACTGGCTGGTAGTGCTGCATCAATCATAGCTTTTGGGTGTGACACTATTGAAATGCCTGAAAATGCCTACCTGATGATACACAAGCCATCAAGCTGGTGTAGTGGTAATGCTGATGACTTCAAGAAGATGGCTGATACGCTTGATACCTTGCAAGAGGGGATAGTAAATACCTATATGGCTAAGGTTGTTGAGGGGGTAGATTCTGAGACAATCAATAGCATGATTAATAACGAGACATGGCTGACTGGTAAATCAGCTAAGGACTACTTCAAAGTGGATATAGTGGATAAAAATGCAGTAATCGACAATAAAGTTGGTAACTGCATTTTAAATTGTGCAAAAATACCAGAGGAGTTAAAAAAGTCATTGGAAATGGAGTCAGGTTCAAGCATTGATAATAAAGGTCAATCAGATAAGGACCTTGAAGGTACACAATATCAGGTAGCTGACAAGATGGCTAAGGAAATTGAAATAGCATTGATGTTATAGGATAAGGAGATAAGAATATGTTACTAAGCGCAGAAATAAGAAGAAAAATCGAAAATAAAAAGGCTGAAATGAAGAACCTTAGAGACAAGGGAGAAATAGAAAAGGCTCATGCAATAATAGGTGAGATTGAAAACCTAAATAAGGAGTTAGAAATTCAGCTAAAAATTGAGGAAGACGAGAAGAATAGTGTTGTAAATAACTCTAGTACTGCTGTTGTGTCTGATAAGGTTGACGAAAATAGGGCATTTAACAAGGCACTAATGAATAAGTCTATGACTGATGCAGAAAAGAAATATGTAGCTGACAATCTTGTGGAAAACAAGGCAGGGGATACTGGTGTGATAGGTGCTGATGATGTAAGAGGTGGATATCTACTGCCAACAACTCACGAAACACAGATTAAGGAGCTAAGAAGAAAGAGAAGGTCTTTAAAGGAGCTTGTAAATGTAAAGTCTGTAACTACTAGGACTGGTAAGTTCAATACTGAGGGTGAAAATGCATTAGAGCTGCTTAACTTTGAGGAATTGAATACTCTAACTGCTAAAGACTTGAAGTTTGCTCAGAAGTCATGGGCTGTAAAAGATTATGGTTTACTAATACCAGTTGCTAATCAGTTCATTGAGGATACGGATGTAAATATAGTGGACTACATAGGAAAGGAGTTCGTAAAGGCATCTGTAAGGACTGAAAACAAGGCTATAATAACAGAATTCAAGAAGTTGGAGGCAAAGACTATCAAGGGTGTAGATGGACTGTTAGAGGCATTAAATGTAACTCTTGACCCTGCGATTGCTGAAAATGCCAAGATAATCACTAATCAGACTTCTTTTAACTACCTGGATACTCTTGAAGACAAGCAGGGAAGGAAGTTGTTACAGCCTTGCTTAGCCGACCCTACTAAGATGATGTTAAGAAACAAGATAATAGAAGTGTTTGCTGATGAAGAGCTAACACCTAAGACATCAAATAATTTGACATTCTATGTTGGAGATGCAGAAGAATATCTAAACTTCTATGAAAAGAAGGGCATAGAAGTTGCAACAAGTGCTGAGGCAGGATTCAAGGAGTATGCTACATGGTTAAGAGTGGTTGAAAGATTTGATGTAGGTGTGGTTGATGATAAGGCTCTAGTGCTTTGTGAAATGGCTAAGCCAGTATAGGATAGGTGGTGTGGTTAGTGGATTTAGAGTATGTAATGAATTATTTAAGGGTTGATGCAGATGAGGATATTCCACTAATCGATAACCTCATGGCTGCATCTGAAGCGTACCTGTCAGGGGCTATAGATGACTATGCTGAGAAGATGAAAGACAGCAAGTTTAAATCTATGGCCGACCTGGTCAGACTAGCTATGATATCTGAGTGGTACGATAATAGGGTCTATGTCAAGAATGATAGGTATGACAAGGTCAGTACTATGATAAGATCACTAATACATCAACTACAGTATGCAAGTGTAGAGGTGATATAGATGGTGATAGGCATAGGAAAGCTTGATAGAAGGATAGAAATCATTTGGAAAAAGATAGTATCAGGAAAAGGTGTACTAAATGACCTAGGTGAGTATGAAGTTGAAGAAAATGAGCTAGGAGAATTTGAACAGGGGCAGAGTAAATCAATAAAGTTGTGGGCAGAAGTAACTACCATGCGTGGAAGTGAAAAACTGACGGCTACTGGGATAATAACCGGTGATGAGTATCTGAAAATAGTAATCAGATATAGGAGTGATATTGATAGAAAATGCCTAGTCAGATATCAGAATAGCGAATATGAAATAACATCAGTAAGCGAGCTAGGGCGCAGGGAGTACTTAGAGATAATCTGCAACAGGGAAACTAAGGACTAGGTGATGTCATGGATGTAAAGGTAGAGGTAAGAGGTGCTAAGGAGTTTGAAAGAGCAGTAAAAGAAGTCGAGAGGAGATTTCCAGGGGAGGTTATAAAATTGCTTGATGAAAAAGCTGTCAAGTTAGAAGAATTGGTAGCTGAAGATTCTGAAAATCAAGGAATTGTAAAGACTGGAAAATTGAAAGATTCTTATAAGCATTTTCCACCTGAAAAAAAAGGAGGAGAATACACGGTTACTGTTGATTCTAAAGTGCCATATGCTCACTTGATAGAAGAAGGACATGAACTAGTATTATATAGACCTAAAAAGAAAGATGGTGGCAAGGCTCATCATCTAGGCAGAGTAAAGGGGTATTTTCCTGTTGAAAATGCAGTGGATAAAATGAATGATACTTATGATGAAGATATAGAGAAGTGGATATATGATCTACTGGATAAAAATATAAATTGGTAGGTGGTAGTTTGATTACAGTCATGGATGTGAAGAAGGCATTCAATGAAAAACTTAAGAGGGTTACTGGAGTGGGTGTTGGGTCTCATGCTATTGATGAAGATATTGCAGGGCCGATTTTTTTTACAAGTATGAATGTAATCAGCTCCAGTGCCGTCAATAAGACACTTCATAGAAATAATCTGAGGCTGAGGGCTCTGTATTACCCTGCTAAGAAGCTAGACAAGATAGATATGTATAAAGTCCTAGCTGATCTAGAAAAGGAGTTTAGGCTGAGTCTGGAGGTCAAGGACAGGGTCTTGAATGTGGAAGATATCAAGTTTGATGTCGACGAGGAAGAAGGGTTTATGTATTTCACTTTTAGAGTGGAGTACATGACAAGATACGAAAAGGAAGAGTACGATACTATGGAAGTATTGGAAGTAAGGGAAAGAGAGGTATAGGATGGGTCTACAGTCCACTAAGATTGATTTTGTAGCTAGGACAGAAGAAACTGTAAGATTACTACAGAGGGGCAGCGTTGCTATTTTATTAAAGGCTGCATCGACAAATGTGTATAGTTTTAAGAATTATGATGAGGCTAAGGAAAAGTTGAAGGCTGACAAGGTCAATTTGTCTGCTGATGGCGAAGAGGCATTAGAGCTAGTTTTTAGAGGGGCAGTAAATATGCCTTACAGGGTACACATAGCATTTGTAAATGATACTGAGGCAATAGCTACAGGACTAGAGGTATTTGAGGGTATCAAGTTTGACTGGTTCTGTGCACCTGAATTTGAGGCAAAGGGTGTTGAAATTGGAGAATGGATAAAGAGTCTGAATGAGAAAAGAAATATGGAAGTAAAAGCTGTGCTATCGAATACAAAGGCAGATTGCGAGTATGTAGTTAATTTTACTAGCAAAAAGGTTGTGGTAGCAAGTCTGGGAAATAAGCAAAATATAGAGGTGACACCTGCAATAATGACTGCTAGAGTCGCTAGTGCGCTGGCTGGCACTCCTCTGACTAGATCTATAACAAATCTACATCTAGCAGATATTGTGAGCGTTGAGAGGCTGACTAATGAGCAGTATGATACTAAGATAGACCAGGGCGAACTTGTGCTGTTCAACGATTGGGACAAGGTCAGATTTGGTCGTGGAGTGACTTCACTAACTACTCTAGGTGACAAGTCTGTTGAAAGAAAGAAGATACTAATAGTGTCTAAGATGCATATGTGGAAGAGAGAAGTCAAGGAACTTAGCAACGAGAAATATCTTGGTGCTATGCAAAATGGAATCAATGAAAAAATGTTACTGGTAACTAGTATCAAGCAGTATAACGCTGAGCTAGTTAAGAAAGGTGTAATCCTAGCATCTACTAGTGAGAGTGATGTAGATATAGATGTTGCAGCACAGGAGAAATATTTAAAACTTGAGAAGAACATCGACACATCAAGTATGACTGAGAAGGAAATCAGAGATGCCAAGACTGACAGTCATGTTTTTATCAAGGCTGACTTGATGTTTACAGATGCTATGGAAGATATACATATTACAGCTGTGTGTTAGGAGGTAGAGCATGAAAAATTATAATACAGATCAAACACTGTGCGGCACTCATGGTGAACTATGGATAGATGATGCTGAGTATGAAGAAGTGACAGGATTTAAGGCTGAACTAAATCTAGACTTTGGTGATGTCGACAAGGCAAAGTCAATGGCTAAACATAAGAAGTTGGTAGGCTATGAGCTAAAGGGTGAAATCACTATGAATAAAGTGACATCTACTATCATGAAGAAGGTAGCTGACAATACTAAGAAGGGTAAGGCTACTAAGTGCAAGATTGTATCTAACCTGGATGATCCAGACGGACTAGGAAATGAAAGAATAGTAATCTATGATGCACTGTTCGAGAAGGCTGCTCTAGCAGACTGGCAGACAAAGCAGATAGGGGAAGAAAAGATACCATTTACTGCTACAGAGTGGGAGATATTGGAGTTCATATAGGATACAGACCATAGATTCAAGTAATCTATGGTCGAAATATCTTGATAAGAATAAAAGAATTAATGAGCTGAAGTTAGAACTCAGCAGACTAGAGATAAGAAATATTAATGATTTGAAAAGGAGAAAAAGACTAATGAGCTTAATAGATAATTTAATGAAAATAGATGCAGGATTAGTAAAGAAGAATGAGGGAACTCTTAAGATGAAGCTTAAGAGAATTGGTCAGGTAATGGAGTTTAAATGTGTTGAAGTAGACTCTGAGAGGGCTACTCAGTTAGATGAAGATGCTCTAAATATGTCAATGAGTGGTAGCATAGAAGTGTCTACTTTTGATACTAAGATAAAGATGATATTGCTAGGTTGCAAGGACTTAAGAGATGAAGGGCTACAGACTCACTTTGGTTGTCAGACTCCTAAAGATCTAATCAAGAAACTGATGACTAAGGAAGAGATAGGGAAGTTGGCAGACTTCATATCAGAGCTAGGTGGTCTTGCTGAAAATACTGAGGACGAGCTTGAAGAAATAAAAAACTAATATGGGCAGATGGTAGAGTGAACTTCATGTATTTGATGTTCAAGGAAAAGAATATTATGCCATCTGTGACATATGGGATGAAGCGAGGAGAAAGGAAGATTGCAACAGCCTTTCTCCGTGAGGAAATCGAAGAAAGAAATAAGGCAAATGAAGAGATGGAAAAAGGATTTGGTTAGGGACCTGCAAGCGGTCCTTTTTTTTGAAAGGAGATGTAGGCATTGGCAAGAGTAATAGAGACGGTGCTAAAACTAAGGGATGAAGTCTCCAAAAATTTAAAGGGCGCTGAGAAGGCTATACATGGTTACACTGGTAAGATGATGACTACTGGCAAGACTATGAGAAAAACAGGTGCCAATATGGAGTCTCTAGGACGAAATATATTAGCTCTGAATGCTCCATTTATTGCTGTAGGTGGAATGGCTCTTAAAACTGGTATGCAGTTCGATAAAGCAATGTCTCAAGTAAAGGCAGTCAGTGGAGCTACTGGCAGTGAATTTACTAGGCTGAGAGAAAAGGCTAAGGAGATAGGTGCAACTACTTCTAAGAGTGCTAGTGATGCAGCTAACGGCATGATATATCTATCTCAGGCAGGATATAGCGTAGCGGATACACTAAAGCTAGCTAATCCACTTGTCAAAACAGCAATAGCTGGAAATATGGACATGGCACAATCTGCAAGTTTGTTAGCTGACTCAATGCATTCTGCAAATATTCCAATTGGTGATTCAACTAAGTATTTAGATCAAGTTGCTAAGACTGCTAACTTGTCTAATACTAATATATCTCAACTGATGGAAGCATGGATAGGTGCTGGTGGATCATTGAGAACAGCTAATATATCTATGAGTCAGACAAATGCATTACTAGGTATTCTTGCAAATGCAGGTATAAAGGGTAGCGAGGCAGGTACTTCGTTATCTAGGATATTTATGAATCTAAATGCTACTAGCTCTGAAGCTGGCAAAGCTATGAAGAAATTAGGCATAAATGTTGCCGATTCTTCAGGTAAGATGAGGTCTAAGATTGATGTTCTTAAAGAGTTGAAATCCAAAACGGATAAGATGACTGAGGCAGAACGAAATCAATATATACAGATGATAGGTGGCAAACAGTATGCTAATGATTTGAAGATACTACTAGATGGTATGGGTGGCACTTTTGATATTTTAACAGGGAAAATAAATCACTCTAATGGAGCTTTAGATAAGATGGCTAAGACTATGGCAGACAACCTATCAGGTGAGATAGACGGGTTAAAATCGACCTGGGAGGCATCATTAATACATATATCTGATGCACTTGTACCACTTGCTAGAGATACAATCAAAAACATAACTAAAGTTGTGAAAAGTCTACAGAGTGTAAATCCTGCAGTAATAAGAGTTGTAGCTAAGATAGTTATGTTTACTACAGTATTTGGACTGCTCAATATTGGTGTGGGTAGGTTTTTGAAAACTATTGGAAGTTTGTTGCTGACTACTGGAAGACTAATAAGATTATTCGCTGGAATGTCAATGACTACTCTTGGTGTAATGGCTGGGATACTTGCCTTAGTAGCAGTTGGGTATCTACTATATAAGAACTGGGACAAGGTCAAGGAAATTGTAGGAAAAGTAAATGATAAGCTACTTGAATTTGTAGATTCAACTGTAGGCATTGATAATGTAAAGAAGGTCATAAATGATTTAAAGGATAAATTTGTTGACCTAGGTAAACAAGTTGAGCCCGTCATAAAATTTATAGGTGATTTGCTATTATTCTTATTTGAGCTTGGCAAGGCAATACTTACACCTCTTGCAGAGATAGTTGTAGGAGTGCTAGGATTTGCTTTTAAGATACTTGTAGGCATTGTCACAGAGGTTGTGTTAGGAATTGCTACTGCATTTGGTGGCATTGTCGAAATGCTATCAGGGGTGATACAAGTTATAGTAGGAATATTCCAAGGAGACTACAAGAAGGCATTTGAAGGACTAAAGAAGATAGTAAAAGGTGCTGTTAATTTTATAAAGGGCATTTGGAGAGGATTACAAGCGTATCTAAAAGTACCTATAAAGGCCGTAGTAAAACTACTGTCTAAGCCTTTCCACAGTGCTGTAAATAAGGTTAAGAGTGCTTGGACTGCTCTTAGGTCACTTCTAAGAAGGGCTATACGTGGTACTATATCTGCTACTGCAAGTAGGTTTAACAGTACTATTAGGAGTGTCAAGAAGGCTTGGAATGGTCTGAAAGAATTCTTAAGGCATCCTATCCGTGGGACTATCAACCTAATTAGGCATGGGTCTGTAAATGGAGAGCATAGGACTGGTAAGGGGAGGATACCTTTTGACGGTTATCATGCTTTGCTACACAAGGATGAAATGGTCTTAAATAAGCATGATGCAGATGAATATAGAAAGGGCAGGACATCAAGCAAGGGAATTACTAAAATAGTGAATGTAGGCAAGCTGGCTGATGTGCTGCAAATCAGGGAGAAGTCAGACCCTGAAAAAATTGCAAGAGATATGGCTAAGCAGATTGTTCTGCTAGCTTAGGTAGGAGGGAATCTAATGGAAGCATGGTTAAAAACTGAAGGTAAGTCATTTAGGTTCCCTGTTGTGCCTCAGGATATTGAGGTAACGGGAGCCTACAAAATTGATACTGAATACCTTGCAAATGGTGATGAGGTGGCTATGTATGGTGGTAGAGCTTTGAATAGGACTTCTCTAAGCTCTCACTTCCCATCTGACAAGGACAGGACATATCTAGATTTTTATGACTTTCCAGATCCGTTGGAGTGCGTGAGGATAGTTGACGAGATTGCCAAGTCACAGTCTGAGATAAGATACATAGTGACTGAATCTGAAATCAACTGGCCAATAAAGATAGTGAACTTCAGTAGGGGGCCGGCTGATGGGTCTAACGATATAGAGTTCACATTAGATATTATAGAATATCAACCACCCAAGGCAGTAAGTTGGGCTCCAAGCCAGCCTAAGCCTAGTGGAAAGATTGACATAAAGAAAACTGGCATGGATACTCAAACTTTAAAATCTTTTAAGAAGATAGAGAACAAGCCAAAGTCAAATAGCAAAGTGAGATATCATACAGTAAAGCGTGGGGATTGCCTTTGGGACATAGCATTTAAATATTATAGAAATGGCAGCCAGTACAAAAAAATAAAAAATAATTCTGAAAACCAAAAGAACTATCCTAAGTTAAAAAAATCTAATGTTATTTATGTTGGGTGGAAGTTGGTGATTCCATAATGAATAAGGTAAAACTGATAGTTCATATAAGAGATGGAGCATTCTGGGATGTCAGCAATATGATACCATCTGTCAAGATATCAGGATCCACAAGCTCTGTTGCAAGGACACTAGAGACAGAAGTGTTTCAGACTATCAATGACAAGCAAATAAAGCAACTGGGTATAGTGGAGGGGTCTACACTATGCTTTTATGTTGATGGTAAAGAAATCTATAGAGGCAATATAGTAGATGTAAGTAAGGCTAGTAACTCTAATACGACTAAGATAACTGCTAAGGATATAGGTTATACGCTAGCTAATGCTAAGTACAGTAAGAATTATGTAAATATGACGGCTGAGAAGGTCGCTGATGAAATGACTAAGCTATCTAGGTTGAAAGTCGGTAAATTCATAGGGACTAATATCAAGCTGACTAGGTATTTTAGAGATGTGTCTGCTTATGAAATTATAATGACTATGTATACCTTGGCAGCCAAGACGACTAAGAAAAAATACATGCTAGATATAGATCTTGATAAAGTCAATATCATAGAGCGTGGGTTGGCTCTTACAATAGCATTTGACGAGGATAGTAATATATATTCTGTTGAGCATACTTCAAGTGTAGAGAATCTAATCAATCAAGTGACTGTAGTAGATAAAGACGGCAACAAGATATCTGAGAATGTCAACAAGGATTTGCTGAAAGTATTTAACCGCATGAAAAATGCGGTGCTGGAGGTCGAGGACAAGTCTAAGGTCAACAAGGCTATGATAGATGAACTCTATCATGGAGTAGACTATACAAGCAAGCTAGAGGGCTACGGCAACTACACTTGTAAGAGTGGTATGAAAGTCCATGTAAGCGACAAGCATACAGGACTGATAGGAGAATTCTATATAGATTCAGATACTCACGAGTGGATTGGTGGAAATTATAAATGTAGCCTTGATCTAAATTTTAAAAATATCATGGACGATAAGGATGCTGGGTCAGATACGCTAGATAAAAATAATGATGAAGGTGGTACAACCACAGGCACTAAGGACTGGGGGCATGGTGTCACTGCTGAAATGCTAAACAAGGTACTGCGTGGGCCACTGGCAGGCAAGGGTGATTTGTTTGTAAAATATGGCAATATGTATAAAGTCAATCCAATGTTGATGTTGATGATTTCAAGGATGGAAACTGGTGCAGGTTTTAATTCTAACTTAGCCAGAAATTGTAATAACTTTTTTGGTATTAGAGATCCAGACCCAAATATCAGAAAGACTAGTGGAGGGTTTGGGATATACTCTAGTATAGAGGAAGGTATAAAAAGAGGATTTCACTTTATAGGCATATCTCATATACACAAGAAGAATCGCTCCTATGACCAGATTATATCTACATGGGCACCGAAATCTGATGGCAATAATGTCGCTGCTTATATAGCAAATACAAAGAAATGGTATAAAGAGTGGACTGGCACAGACTGGAATGATAGCAAGCGTGGTTCTGGAGTGGCATCTGATGCAGAGGCTGAGAAGAATGTAGTAATAACAGGTTCAAATGGAACAGGTACTATAGAAGGTGTAAATGGTTATAAATTTGTAAATCAAAAGCAGAAAATTATAGTAGAGGAAGCTCTGAAGATGGTAGGTAAGGGCAGATACACATATGCAGGTAGCAGGTCAAATATATATGCTACTGACTGTAGTGGATTTATTCACATATTACACAAGAAGGCTGGGATAAGAATTGGCGAAGGTACTGGAAGCCAGTTGAGTGCAGGTAGAGGAGTATCTCTAAGTAAAGCCATGGCAGGAGACATAATAGTCATGGATAGCAAATACTCACCATCAGGCCGTCACGTAGTACTATGTGTAGGCAATGGTAAGATAGTACATAATGGTGGTCCTAAAGGAGCACATATAAGTATGAGGAGCATATATACATATGGTAAATACTATGTTAGGAGGTGCTGGGAGTAGTGAGTGGATATGAAGATTTGAAAAGGGCATTTACAAATATAGCTAGAGATAGAGAGGCTAGGCAAAATAAAATCTACATGGCTAAGGTGGTGTCAGTCGAACCACTCAAAATATCTAACAACTATTTTGGGATACTTGACAAGAGTCAGGTATCAATACTTGATAAAGTAAAAAGGCAGCTAAAAGATATAGATACTACAGTAAGCGACAAGCACTCACACAAGATAAAGGCATCACCCTTTAAGATTGATGATGAAGTGTTGGTATTGCTGTATGAACAAGAGTTAGAACAGAAATTTATAATAATTGACAAGGTGGTGAGCATATGATCGATGGTTTTCCTTTTGCTGGAGTTCCTGAGGACTATAATATCAGTGAAGATACTGATCTACCTGTACCCGTTGAGGCTGGGATAGATTTTGAGACTGGTGAGGTCTTGCTAGATGAATTAGGACAGGTCAAGTTAGTCGAAGGTATTGAGGCTATAAAGGTCTGGTGCTATCTAGCTATCAAGACACAGAGATATGCTCATCAGATATTTACTGAAGAGTACGGAAGTCAGCATGAGGAGTTGATAGGATATGAGTACACTAAAGAGCTGACTGAGACTGAGGCATATAGGTATATCAATGAGTGTCTGATGAAAAGTCCATATGTGCTAGGTGTGAAAAACCTAGGGGTTCACAGGACAGGTGATAAGCTGAATATAAATATTGAGATAGAGACAAGCTATGGTACAGATAGATTGAAGGGGGTGGCATAGTGAAAGTAAGGAGTAAAGACGAGATACTAGACTCTATGGTATCCAACTTCAAATTAGACATACCAGTCTACGAGGGGACTTTGACATATGCTATATTCTCAAGTGTGGCAAATGCAATAGCTAGGGAATATGCTATCAAGGATGAGGAAGAAAAACAGGTGTTTCTTGTAGATGGTAGGGCTGAATTTCTTGACAAGAGGGCTAGTGAATTTGGCTATGACAGGAAAGATGGAGAGTTAGCAAGTGGTAGCGTGGTATTTGCTGGGGCACCAGGGACGCTTATAAAAGATGGGTTGATAATAAAATGCAACGGACTAGAATTTGTAGTGACTGAGGGAGGATCTATTTCAAGTGAAGGAGAAGGCAGGGCAATAGTAAAGGCCCTAGAAGTTGGGTCTGCTGGCAATATCAAGGCTGGGAGTGACTTCACTTGTGAGGAGATGGAGTTCGATAGGATATTTAATGAGAATGAATTTAAGAATGGTATAGATATAGAGTCAGACGAGGACTTTTATACGAGATTTTTCTACACTCAGAGGCACAAGGGAACTACAGGAAACGAGGACCACTACAACGAATGGGCCAAGTCGGTTGATGGTGTAGTAGATGCCAAGACCAAAGGGCTAAAGGATGGACCTGGCACAGTAGAGGTAGTAGTGGCTGGCAAGAACAATGTAGTAAACGAGGACACTATCAGAAGAGTCAAGGAATATATAGAGGTTGTAAGGCCTATAGGTCCTAAAGTGACTGTAAAATCAATGTCAGACTATGTAGTCAATATATCTGCTAGAGTCAAGAGTAAAAGTGCAATGGCTACAATCAGGAATGAGTATACTGAGGTAGCTAATAAATATCTAAGTGATGTGAGATCAAGTGTAGTCTACAGTAAGCTCTACTCACTCATAGCTGGACTAACTAGTGTAGATGATGTAGTAGACTTGACTATAAATAGCGGTAAGTCTAATCTGAGCATCACATCAGAGCAAAAGGCCAAGGTCGGCACTGTGACAATAGAGGTGGTGGAATAATGTATAAGATTAAGGATTTAATTGAGTACTTCCCGTACTGCTATAGAAGTGAATATCTAAGTGATATTGTAAGGTGCTGCCAAGTCGAGGTGGAGCAATTATTTAGTGATATAGTTGACTCTGAGAAGGAGTATTGCGTATCTACTGCTACATATACGCTAGAATACTGGGATAAGTTTGTAGGGATAGACTACATCAGTGATGTTGATATAGACACTATGAGATCAAGTATCATGGCTAGCATGAAATCAAATGGAACGACTACAGTGGCTTTGGTAAAGTCTATAGCTGAATCCTATAGTAATGGGACATGTGAGATTATAGAGGATTATGCCAACTACAAGTTCACTGTAAAGTTTACAGGCACTGTAGGAGTGCCTAGCAGGATTGACGAAATAAGAAAGATAATTGATAAAGTCAAGCCCGCACACCTTGCATACGACTTTGAATTTAAATATCGTACTTGGAATGACATTAAGGCATATGGTAAGACTTGGAACGAGTGGAAGGCACTAGGAAAAACTTGGAAAGACTTGAGAGAGGGGGAACTGTAGCATGGAAGGATATAAAAAGACAGATAATATCGGGTTTAATAAGATTACTGGTGATAATATCGTTGACATAGAGGCTGTAGCAGAAAACTTTGAAATAGCTGATGAAACCCTCGGAGATATAAAAGGGACCGTCCTAAATGGCTATGACGAGGTCGAGCACGGTGAGAAGTCGGCTGCTAACTTTGTAAAATTTATATGGGGCAAACTTGGCAGCATTGAACTGACAGACTTGAAAGTCAAAGTTACTACTTGGGGTGGCAAGATGTTAAATGTGGTGCTTAAAGAACTAAAGGATAAGGATACTGAGATAGTGGATACAATGGGCGAGTACAAGGCATCAGTAGACGAATACAGCAAGAACTTAGGTATTTATGTTGAGAGGCATAGGGTTGCTAATGATAGGCTAGAAAAACTGTTAAGGGGGTAGAGTATGAGTAACTATAAGACTGAGGTTGAAAGAACTGAAAAGCTATACTCGGATTACGAATCAACATTTAAAGATATATTTGCTGAAATAAAAAAAGATGATAATTTGTCTCCTACAAAAATCTTGGATATAGTAGGAAATATACAAAGCGTTAAGAAATCTAGAAAAAGATGGGCGTTTGGTGGGATGACACCAGTTATAACTAAGAAGTACGAAAGAGGCATGTGCGAGTATATCAAAATGCCTCTTAGCTTTAAGCCAAGTGTCATTATTGCAAGTCTTGCTAATGCATCTAGCGTTGGTAATGAAAGTTATAATCGAGATATGGAGGCAATCCCTGCGCTAATGATTGACACAAATGGATTTTATATGAGAACTCTTGTAGGAGTAGGGCATGACAAAACTTATAATCACAATGAACCATTTGTTTTAACTATTAAAAATTCAAGTTATGTCGGATACTTCGACGAAGTTAAAAATCAATCACCAATTGAAATCGCAAGTAAACGAAAGATTCAATTTAAATATGAAAATAGAGAATTCATTGTTGCTTGGAGTGATTCTTTGGATATTGAAAAAGCAGAGCCGCTCTATGTTAACAAAAACAAATTTGGCGAGGACAAAGTTCAATATTGGATTGCATTTGAATAGGGGGTGAAGGTATGAAAAAAATAGGATCTAAAATATATTATTTAAAACCCAATGGTAATAAGATATTAGAAATAGGCGATATGATGGGATATGTGGTTGAAACTTCTTTTGATGAGGATTATGAAAACTACAAAGTGCTAAAACAATATGAGAAAGATAAAATTGGCTATATACAGCTAGAATATGGGCGACTAAGTAAACTTTTAGAGGAAAATAAGTCCAATTCATATAAGGTCGATGTATCATCAGAGCCGCATAAGTTAATTTTTGAATGGATAGACTATGAGACTGGCAAGCCTACAGAACCGCCCAAAACCACAGAAGAGCTAATTAAGGAAGAAGCAGATAAGGTTAGACTGGAGTATGCAGTAGCCGTGGCAGAGCTTACAGAAAAGATTGAAAAGGATAAGGTGGAACTATCTACAGCTATAGTAGAAGCTATAGAGATGAAAGCAGGAGGTACAGTATAATGAGTGCGTTAGCAAATATTTATGTATATTTAATTAGACAAGGCAAAAGAACAATCGAACAAGTTCCTGAATTTCTTAGAAAAGAAGTTGAGGAATTACTAAAAACTGAATAGGGGTGCTATATATGAAGAATCTTATTAACAATATTAGGTTCTTTTTTTATATAAATTTTTATAAGATTGGAGGTGGAGAAGATATGGCAATGTGTTATGTAACTTGTATAGTAGCAGGTGTAAGAACTTATGCACAAGTTCCAAGGTTCCTAAAGGCTAAAGTTAAGGAACTTTTAATATCTATGGAGCTTGAAGAACTAGTAGTTGAGTAGTTGAAAACCACTCTAAAGCTTGAGTTTTTTATTTGCACAGACCTGGGCAAGTCTTAAAACTGCCTATTTTAAAGAAAGGTGATTTTATGGATATGGAAATAGCAAACAGTGTTTTTGGATTTTTAAAGCAGTGTACGCAGACGGAGGAGAGCAGGATATTATTTATTCTGATGATAATTGCTTTTGTAATGATAGTGGACTTTATTACAGGAACGATTGCAGCAGTTGTGAATCCTGATATAGAATTTAAAAGTAAGGTAGGTATAAATGGCATACTAAGGAAGATAGGAAGTATGCTGGCCTTGATCGTATTTATACCTATAAGTGTAGTAATTCCAAATGGGGCAGGTACGGCACTAGTATATACTCTGTATATAGGATATTTGATGATAGAGCTACGCTCAATCGTTGAAAATCTAAACAAGAGTGGTACAGATATTAAGATATTTGCAAATATATTAGACAAATTAGGAGGTAAATAATGGAAGTAAATCACATAATAGAATTTGATGAAGAACTATACAAGAAAAATTTAGAAGATAACAGCTTTTATGAAGAAGGTGAGCTTGGTGGCTTATCTGAAGAAGATATAGAAGATTTGAAGAAAGAGGGTCTGATATAATGAATAAGATTATGTGTGGTGTACCTATATACGACTTTCCAGTACCTAGCTGGAATAAAAGTAAAAAGCAGACATTTGTCATGAATCCTGAAAAGATAGTAGTACATAATACCTATAATTCTGCCAAGGCTAAGAGTGAAGCTAGTTATATGGTGGGAAATTCAAACTGGACTAGCTTTCATAGTGTGGTAGATGAATCTGCTATATATGAGTGCATACCATTTAATAGAAATGCTTGGCACTGTGGGGCGACATATGGCAATAGGCACTATATAGGTATAGAAATAGCTAGAAGTACAGGAAATATAAGTGAATTTTTAAAGGCAGAAGAAAATTGCGCCAAGTATGTGGCTGCAATCCTAAAGGCTAAAGGATGGGGACTTGATAGAGTAGTTACCCACCAGTATTGTAGTGGTAAATACTGCCCTCATAAGACACTAGACTTAGGTTGGCAAAGATTTATAGACATGGTTAAAAAGTACATGGGTCAAACACCTGTGCAGGTAAATACTAATATATCTAAGGGTGGTTACTCGGTCAAGACTAAGACACCAGGAGATGTATTAAATGTACGTATGGGTCCAGGTGTAGGATATAGAAAAGTGTCATCCTATAGAGATGGGTCAAAGATATATGTCGAAGAAGTAGTAAAGAACTTAGAAGGGACATGGTATAAGATACCTAGAGTAGGCTATGTGTCAGCTAGGTATTGTGTAGGTATATAAATATAAGAGGGTGGCTATATGCCACCCTTATTTTTTACTATTTTTATTTCTTTTTTTTCTTCATCAAAAGTGACACATACCTCCCTATCTTCTTTAGATATTCCCATGGATTTTATCCAGCTAGTGGGTAACCCAATTCTGGTTGTGACACTTCCCTTGGAAGCAGTACCACCAGATGTGGTAAAGCCTACTTTCAAAATTCTCTTATCCATCTTTACCTCCTATTATTTTTTGATTTTTAAGTAAAAAAAACATATTAAAAATATTGCAGTTGGAAATGCAAATATTAAATTTTTTGTAGTACTTAAGGCTATAACGGATATTAAACCCAAAATAGAAATTATCAAAGTTTTGTTATTTTTCATTTATCAATTGGCATGAGTATGGTATAATACCCTTAAAGGGTGAGGGGCTAAGCCCCTCATAAGAGTTATTTGAAATGGTTTTTTATCGATTCTATAAACTGTATCAGAGTTATTATAGTAATTAGCCATTCAAGTAACTCTTTGTTTTTTTCTTGTTTTAACTCCTTTCTTTTTCTTTCTCTTTTGATTCGATTGTGTAATCTGTTACTCAT